AATGAACAAGAGATTGCAGATGCCAACTACCAGCGTCCAGAGGGTGCTGATGGTATTGTCAAGAACCTACGAGAAGGCGACTTTGCAAATGCTGGTAAATCACTAGCATACGGAGTGGCAGAGGCCGCGCCACAGATGGCTGGTGGTATCGTTGCTTCATCAGCCGCAATGGCTTCATCACCTGTTATAGCTGGTGGTCTACTGCTTGGCGGTACGGCTTATGGCATCACAAGTGCTATGGGTGAGAATAAGGCTGAAAAAGAAGAAAAAGGCTTAGATGCAGATGCTACTGCTAGTGATCTATCAGCGGCTATAGCATCTGGTCTTATTGAGATACTACCAGTCAAAGGTGGTGGTGCTACTTTAAAAATACTTAAAGAAGGTGCACAAGAAGTAGGACAAGAAGGTCTAGTTATTGGTAATACCGCAGTACAAGGCGGCGCATATGTTCCAGATGAGATACTCAATAGAATGGGTGACGCTGGTATCATAGGTTCGACTTTAGCAGGGGCTACAAATACAGCTATTACTACTGTTAGCAAGACTGGTGATGTTGTCTTCAAACCACGTCAAGACCTTGACCCAGAAGTTGATCAAGCGGCTGGTGATGTTGCTAGGATGCTAAATGAAATTGCTAGTGATGAGGGTCTTAATCTAAAAAACATTGACCCTACATCAAAAAAGGGTGCAAACACTGCCTTAGACACAGCTAGATCAAAAAATACTACTGATATAAACACTGCCGCAAAAATCCTTCGAAAAGAAGTTCTAAAAGGCGCAGATACTGCAACCTTAGAAAGATTTAACCAAGCAATTAAAAACGCCAATACTAAAGTAGGTACTGTAGTTTCTAATGAAGACATAAAATTTATAAAAGACACAGTAGGTAAGGCATTAGAAGGCCAACAACTTGTTCAGTCACTTTATAAATCAAATGTTGTTACAGAGTTATATGCGGCTGGTCTTAAAGGTGGTTTTTCAAAGTTTACTGACAACTTCAACCCAATACCTCAAATTGGTAAATCATACGACCCTGCAAGATCAATAGGCACTATGTTAAACTTAGGTGCTATTGCTGGAACAGGTGGTGCATCTTTAGCAACACAGATACCTTTAGTTGCTGGTGGACGTGCAATAGATGCAGTCACAGGCCGTAGGTCTAAAGTGAACCGCTTTGTCAAAAAGAACAAAAAGTCTACTGGTATGTCTACACCCGTTGGAGTTGCTGTTGAAGGTAGGACAGAGCGTCTAAAAAATGCCCAGACAGCGGCAAACAACGCCAAGAAAAACGCCGCAAAAGCAGTAAGAGCCAAAGATCAAGCGGCACAGAATGTTGTTAAGTATAACGAAGGTTATGCACCCAACTATGGAGACCCAAGACTTAACCAGAAAGCTGACCCTAGAGGTACAGTGCACAACGCACTTGCTCAAGAAGCCAGTCTTGAAGGTATGTCTATTAGAGAGATAGATGCTGAAATACAGCGTATTATTGATGAGAGGTTAGCAGACAAACGTACATCTAAAGCAGAAAAGAAGTCTCTTAGAACTTATGCTAATTTCAATAGTCTAGGTGCAATGCCAAAAGGCGACCAAACACTAAGCCTTGCAATAGCCGCAATACGTGATCGTTTTAATTTTCCTCAGTCTAACTCATCACCTTCTACAACTCAGACACCACAACAGCGTAGTCCAGCGGTACAACAAGGCATCATAGGTAACTTACAGAAACTATCTGAACTTAGGGCATCTATGGAATCTGATATGTCTATAAGTAACAGAGACAAGGCTGTGATGGACAAGGCATTATCTGATCTAGCTAAAGACTTGGGTTCAGACCCACAGGCAATGATAAAGCAGATAATCAAAGATGCAAAAGCTGACATGGATCAGCCAAATAAAACAGATAGGTACTTAAAACCCTATTTAACCCGTGTCTCCATACAACAGAAAAAACGTAAGTAACATACAGCCCCAGCAATGGGGCTTTATTATTTCAAGGAAGCAAAATGATCGTAAAAACAGCGTATGACCTAGTGCCATACCTAGAAGCTATTGAGACCATAAAGACATCTTCTTTAACCAAAGATCAAAAGTCACAGATACTAAAGGAGATGGAGCATTCCTTCATCGACATAGTGTTTTGCAAGCAGTGTCCAAACACACACTCAGTAATCAAAAGCATACTAGGAGAACACAATGGGAGCACCCAAGAACCCAAGAAAGAAGTCGCCCAAAAAGGAACTAAAGTTTCCAAACAAGGCAACTCCAAAAGCAAACAACTACTTCTCGACGTTAATGCAGACCGAGGAAGGAAGAGCACTACGAAAGCAGTGGTCAACCAAAAAACGTAAGAATGGAGGAAGGCCAGTAGGCACTCCAGATGGCTACACGTTAGAAGCCATCACCCCCATCCGAAAACAAGCACAGAAAGACGCTGAAAGGATTGTGGCTATCATGGCTAAAGACAACAATATTGACGACGAATATGCGGTAGAGGCTCTTAAAACAGCCGTCGAGATCATGCGTGAACCAGCGCAGAACCGAGACAAACTAACAGCCGCACGTATGGTCTTAGACTTTACTAAGACAAAACCAGTTGCAAAGAGCGAAGTTACCATTGGCAAAGCAGAAGCCTTCTTGGAGTCGCTTTTAGTAAGCGAACCAGAGGAAGAGCAAACTGACGATGGAAAAGAAACTTAAAGTAATACGCCGCAAACTATATGACGAATTTGACTTCTACTCAAAGTCAGCACTCAAGATCAGAACCAAAGATGGAGACATCAAGCCTCTCAAACTAAAGCCAGCACAGGTTATCTTACAGGAAGCTGTAGATAAACAGATGGCTACTGAGGGCAAGGTTCGCATCATAATCTTGAAGGCTAGACAGCAGGGTCTATCGACGTATGTAGGCGGCTATCTTTACTTTAATGTTTCCCAGCGTAAAGCATGTAAAGCAATGGTGGTTACACACCACTCTGACAGTACAAGAGCACTGTTTGACATGACTAAACGCTACCATGAGAACTGCCCAGAACTACTAAAGCCACATACAAAGTATTCATCTCGACGAGAGTTGACCTTTGATGTCCTTGATAGTTCTTATGTGGTTGCTACAGCTGGTGGTGAAAGCATTGGACGTGGTGAAACACTGACCCATGTTCACGCCTCAGAACTTGCGTTCTGGCAGAAGTCCACAGCACTAGAGAACTGGAATGGTATGACGCAAGCCGTACCTAACAAGAAAGGCACAGCTGTATTCGTAGAAAGTACAGCCAATGGTGTCTCTGGTATATTCTATGATCTATGGAAAGGTGCAGTAGACGGCTCTAACGGCTACGTCCCTGTGTTTATTCCTTGGTATGTAGACCCAGAGTATCGTGAGCCTGTACCTGAGAATTTTAAGATAACTCCAGAGGAAGAGGACTTATCTAAGAAATACGACTTAGACAACGAACAGCTGATGTTTCGTCGGCGCAAGATTGCCCAAAACGGCATCGACTTGTTCAAACAGGAATATCCAGCGGAGCCAGAAGAGGCTTTCTTAACCACTGGGCGTCCTGTGTTTAACCCAGAAACACTACAAGATGATTTAAGTAAATCCAGAGACATCGAAGCACGTCTGGCACTAGAAGGTGAAGACTGGCTTGAGAATATGCGAGGGGAACTAACAACCTATCGCAAACTAGATGATGGCGAGAAGTACACCATAGGAGCAGACGTTGCTATGGGTGTCAGAGGTGGTGACTGGTCAGTCGCCCAAGTTCTCGACAGCAAGAAACGACAGGTGGCAACCTATCGTGCCCAAGTTCATCCTGATTACTTTGCTACTGTCCTCTATAAGCTAGGTGAGTTCTTTAACTTTGCCTACATAATTGTAGAGAACAACAGTCATGGTATTCTAACGTGTACCCGTCTTGGAAAAGACATGGCCTACCCTAACTTCTATACAGAAATACAGGTGGACAAACTAACTGACAAAGAAACAGTCAAGTTAGGCTTTACTACTACATCCAAGACAAAACCTCTGATCATTGATGAACTCAGAGCCTCAGTTCGAGAGGGTAAGATCGAACTAAACGATAAAGTCACTATTCGGGAAATGCTAACATACATCGTCACACAAAGCGGCGGCATGGAGGCAGAGTCAGGATGCTTTGATGACTGCGTAATGAGTTTAGCTTTAGCCAATCATATACATGAAGGTGCTTGGGAACCCATAGATGCAGTTGACGATTATTACATTGAGATGGTTTAGACATGAAATCAAATAAAGATTATAAAAAACTCGACGACGACCAAATTGTGTCAATAGTTGATACTAATTTAAGACGCTCCATTGGATACTATGACTCTGAGTTGTCAAAAGAACGCAGACAAGTAATGGATTACTACAGTGCTAAACTCCCTCGCCCAGCGCATGATGGTAATAGTAAGTATGTAAGTCAGGACGTTTATGATGCAGTAGAAAGCATGAAGGCGGCTTTGCTAGAGACATTCAGCACAGGCAACAAGACACTTAGGTTCTCACCACAGAATGCTGATGATGTCCCTACAGCTGAAGTCTGCACTGAGTACACTGACTACGTTCTACATCGCCAGAACAACCTGTTCGAAACTATGCAGACTGTCATTCACGATGGTCTTATTGCTCGTGCTGGTATTGCTAAAGTTTACTGGTGTATGCAAGACGAAAGCACACTGGAGTACGTTGAAGGTCTTACTGAAGAGGAACTG